TTTCGATTTAATGTTGTCTGCTCTGAATATCATAGGGGTAGACTTAGGATTGTTTATAATCCTGCTACCAGTCCAGCAGGTGCAATTCCATACAATCAGGTATATTCCACAATTGTAGATATTTCTGAAGATAGGGACTTTGAATATGAAGTTAAGTGGGCTGATATTCGTGCTTGGGCAAGAAATGACGGTATTACTGGTATCGTCGTTGATCCACTTTTTAATGATACGAATCCAGTCACTGTTGGTGGAGCAAGTGATAATGGATCATTGACTGTATATGTTGTCAATGAACTTGCAACTCCTTCAGCTGATGCTGCTGTAGTTAAAGTTCAAGTCTGGGTTAAAGCTGGCGATGATTTTGCCGTTGCTGTACCCAGTACTAGTAATTTATCTACTCTTTCACCATACAAGCAGCAATCAGAAGCTGCACCAGAAGTTATGGCTTCATCTGCTGATACTTCTAATTCACCTACATGTGTATCTGAAGTAGCATCTTTTGCCCCTGGGGAGCATATTAAAGATAATAATCAGTATTTGGTATATCAGGGTGAAAGAATTGTATCTTTTCGTGAAATGTTACGTCGTTATCATTTGTTTAACGCATTTTTTCCTGGTGATACAGGACTAGGCGATCGACTTGTTTCGACTACTACTGGAGACTTTCCATTTTATCGTGGTTGGGAACCATCTGGTCAGGATAGTGCTGTCAATAGTCTTGGTGGCAATCATGGTTACAATTGTTGTAATATGACATTGCTTAACTATCTTACACCTGCATACGCATTGCGTCGTGGAGGTTTGAGACATAAGTTAATTGTAAATAGTTATGATGGATCAGATCGTACTACTACTATGTCAGTTTCACGTAATGGTCTTGATGGTAAAGTCAATGCCCAAGTTTCCGTAGATATGGCGGCGACCTTAGCTGGTGATAGACGTAAAAATCTACAGACCACTGGACGTGCCAGTCTTGGAGGTACGATAGTTACTCCAATATCACAAAACCCTTGTCTCGAATATGAGACACCATTTTACACTAACGGACAACGCTTTCTTCCGGCGAGATTTATCAATTTCTATAATGCTTTTAATATGTCGCATGATATTGATGTTGATTTAGCGTCTGGAGCTAGTCCTAGTAAAATGAGAGTTGATAAATATATTAGTATTGCTGAAGATTTTCAACTTGGCCTCTTTGTAGGGGCCCCAATTATGTATAGTTATGCCGATCCAGTAATGGCATAGATCTCTAGTGAGTTGAGATCACA